CCATAGGATCTACTAATGTGGATTTATTTGAATTAGTGGAGGTAGATTTCTGATATTCTTCAGATTCTTTCTTATAATATTCGTTAATTTTATTAAAAGTAAATTGGCGCAACCATCTAGGCATATCGTAGACAGTTGGCCAATCGTATCCTCCTTTTCCATGAAAACATATTTCATGGATTTGTGTAAATAAATTTGCTCTTGCTATTGGAGCGGTATCAGAAATCAGGCCAAAAAAAGCTAAGCCCAATTGGGATATCGACTCTATTTTCAGAACCGTCGGGAAAAAAAGTTAGATCAACATCTGGTTGAACTTCTTTAATGTGTTTTCTAAGTTCCCTCGAGTCTCGAGCTAGTAGATGGTTATCAACAAATTCTCGAATTGTTTTAGTTTCCCTATCTCCATCAACTGATGTAATCATGTATTTAAGGCGAGTGGAAAGTTCAGGCGATGAATTTTTGTTGATTTTTTTCAATCCATCCAATTCAGTTTGAATTTTTTGCTCGTCACTGTGAGTTAAAATCTTATATGTGATTTGGGTTCCAGTTGATGATAGAGTATAACTGAATTCATTTGTTCCTTTATTTGAATGATCAAATGGTTTGTTGTCGATTTGAGATAAATCAATGGTATATTCTTGACCATCATATTCAAATGTATAATCTTTACCATATCCTAAAACACGAGCAGCAACCATAATTGCATTTTTGTCTCCTACAACTAGATCGCTGTAGTTGATTTTAGAAACAATAAGTGCTTGCAGTAGTTTATCTAGGACTGTACCGTTTTGGATATATGATTGATTAGTGAGAATATCTTCTTCACGAGCTGTCATATATTTCATTTCAACTTTTCCACTTGAGAGTGGATTTTCTTCGGGGTAAATTAAACCTTTAGATGGGAGTTCAATAACTTCTGTTGGGAAATTTTTTTCCATAAATTTTATTTAATGTAACTTTTGTTATAAATATAATAAAGACAAAGAAGCTCGCCAAATTTAGGCGAGCTCTCTTTAATTTATTTTTGGTTAATTTTCAAAAATTGAGGATGCAATAATCCATTCCTAAGTTTACTGTGATTTCTTGAGCTGCTGCTTCATCGTCCCAGCTGTAATCACCAAATTTTGCAGATTTAATAAATGCACCTTTGATGATCCATTCTGAAATAATATCACCTACAGGACCTAAAACGTTAATAGTTACATCTTTCTTGTAAAAATCTGAGTAACCGTCACGGCCTGTAACTGATTCATGATGCAAACGTACCCATTCCATTACTGCTTGAGCACCTGAGGGAGTGATAGGATCAAACAATGTCATTTCAATATCATCCCATAATGCTTTACCTTTGATTTTACGGTAAACATTGATATGGTTTAATTTGATTTCATCCATTGTAACACCTACAGCACCAATCTTTTTAATTGTATAAGATGGAATACCATCAACATACATAATAAAACGATTTTTTACTTTGGGTTCAAATGCGGTGAAAAATATTTCGTTTGGTGATAAAATTGCCATTTTCTTCTATATTTGTTTGTTATAAATATTAGCGTTTATAAAAATCTCCCCCCATTTTTCAGGGGGAAGATCTTTTTATTTTAGGCTGGGAATGTTGCACCTGTTGGTGTGATGTTGAAATCTAGATAAATGAATTCAGCCGTTTTAGTTGGTTGTAGGTAAATTTGACCTATCAATTCATTTCTATCAACTACATCAGGTGTATTGTTTGTATCGTTCATTATTACCTTAAATGCATACAATCCTTGGCGCTGTTGAACACTTGTTAAGTATGGGTTAACTTGGCTTAAGAATGCATTTCTTGTTGCTGTAGTATTTTGTTCAAATACCAAATTAAGAGCAACTTGAGAAATATATGATTTAAGAGCAATCAACAATCTACGAACATTTACTCTATCAAGAGCAGATGCTTTCAATTGTAGTGTTTTCTGACCGTATACTACAATTCCTGTTCCTGGGAATGTTGCAATTGGATTTACTTTAGCAGCATATAGATCGTTACGATTTGCTTGAGAGAGTTTCTTTTCTGCTCTAACTACTCCTGATAAACCACCTCTGTTAATACCAGCGGGTGCAAACCAAGGTTCAGCTACTGTATCGTTATATGCATATACCCCACCAATCATTGTTGAAGCAGGAACCCAAACGTATTCGCCTGTTGATGGTTCAACTACTTGCAACCATGGCCAGTACATAGAAGCATATGAAGTATCTTTAGTACCTGCTTCTGTATTTACTTGAGAAATATTTGAATTATATGCTACTGGGTCTACTACATAAATAAAATCTCCACGATTCTGAGCAACTGAAATTAAGCTGTTAATAGGGCTAGAAAATCTAGTATTATATAAACCAGGAGTTAACATGATATTGAATCTATAATCATCTGCATTAGATAGCAAATTAATCATGTTTGTATAGTCAGATCCTGTTACACCTTGAGTATTACCATTTCCTGTACCTATTGTATTATAAAAATTCATCCCTCCAGGAATGCTACCAATTGCTCCTCCAAATGTTCCTGAAGCATTTACTGGGATTGAACCTGTGAATTGTGGTTTGAAAACACCCGCGTTATCGAAGAAATTTGGAGTTGTATAATTTACAGCTTTTACTCTAATATAATTTGATCTGTTAGGGAAAGAACCTGAGTATACAATTTGAGTATTTGTAGAATCATATGCTTCACTAAAATCACCAATTACACGAGAAATATAATTTACTGAATTTGGATCTAGTGTTAAGTTTGTCCAAGTTTCTAGTACTACTGGATTATTAGTGCTATCGTTACCTCTTCTAATTAACAAATCGAATGTTCCTGAGGCTGATCTAGCATTTACAATCTGCCATCTAACATTATCTGTTGAACCGCTAGGTAAACTTCCTCCTGCTGCTTCGGTACTAGTACTATTCATTATTACACCTTCAGAGAAGGTTTCAAGTACAAATGGAGATAATCCGGTTGTTGGACCTCCTGATCCAGTAGCAATTAATGAACTAGTTGCAGAAGAATATGATGTTCCAGATCCTGAAACTACTCTAGCTACTAATAATGATTGACCACCATTTGCAAAATAGTTGTAAGCAGCAATTGAGGTAAAATAAGTATAGTTCTTTTTGTCGTTAGTACTACCACTTTCAAGTGTAGTACCAAAAACATTCTGGTATTGATTCCATGTGGTAACTACTGTAGGAGTTTCAACTGGACCTTTAACTGTGGGTCCAATAATTGCTGCACCTACAGTGACTGGTCTTGTTTGAACAAAAGAGGAATCATTTTCTCTTGCTAAGACCCCTGGTGAAATAAGTACTTCTGCCATTTTATCTTAAATTAGTTTTTAATTTTGTTATAAATATGGCGGAGTTTATCAAAAAATGTTTAGGTACTAATAAATTCTCCTTTTTCAAGGTTAATTGTTCCGTCTCCATATTTTTGTTGTAAAGTCTCGCCTGTTTTGATTTCTTCTTGACGTAACTTTTTCAATTCATCTTTTAAATATTCTTTTTGGAATTCAAATTCTTGAATTCTAAGTTCAATAATACCAAATTGTTCGGTTAATTGTAAACGTTTTTCTTGAATTGATTTTAAAGATTGAATTTCTTCTTGTGTTAAAACTTTTGTTGTCATAAATTTGATTTTAATCTATAAAAAATGTAAAAAGTGACCCTAATGGTTGAGATCCTAAATTCCAATTAATTGTATTTGATATACCTCCTGTTGTCCAAATTGTTCTACCATTAGAACTATCAATAAATGCTCCACTCACATTAAATACATTAGAACTAGGAGCATTAAAACTTACAGACCATGATGCTCTGGTTGAAACTGTCATGTTACTAGAGCTCATGAATATAGGAGATGCAGCTATGCTACTTGATAAATTTACATAACTAATAGTTCGATATTCTTTTTGTCCGTTTGAAACAGCATCTTGTAATGTGATACTTCTACCAGGAGTAGTACATATTAATTTATCGCATGTCCAAGTATCTGATCCTGTAAAAGTAACATTTCCTGCTGCTCCTAGATTTAATTCATTAGATATTACTAGAGGAGATATAATATTAACTAGTGAACCTCGTATTGTAGATGTAGATCCTGAAACTGTAATATTATACCATGATAAATTATTAGTGGTATCCATTGAGGCTGAGTTGCCTAGGAGTAGTGTAGAATTACTAGCATCTACGGTACCTGCTATCCATTTAAATGTACCACTATCGTATGTTAATGGAATTGGGGTTTTGGTTTCATTTGGGATGGTTCCAGATCCACTTAATGGATTTGTAATAAGAAGATTTCCTCCAGGTTTATCTATAAGAATATTATTGCCTCTTCCATTATTTATTGGAACTAATAGTGAATATGTCGCCGGAAGATTTCCCGACATTGTGATTGGGGCATTACCTCGAATTTGACCAAGTAGAGATGGAACATTTCCAGAACCTGTGGTGTAAAGAGATTGTACATTTTGTAATACTGTAAGAGAGGGGCTAGTTAATGAGCTAGTATTTAAATTATTAACTCCTCCTACTGTTGAGAAAGATCCTGAAAGTACTAGAGAACTAGAAAGAGTAGGTTGAGCTCCACCATTTAAATAAAGATCCCATATGGGACGATTTTGAAAATTAATTACTAATGGAACCCCATCAATATTAACTGTAGATGGTAAAGCTGCATAGTTAGCAGCTGTTGTATAAGACCATGTAGGAGGAGTTGTTAGAGATATCCTATGACCAATTGTACATGTATCAATATTGCCATTCCCCCAACGTATAGTTCCATCAGAAGAACTAATTTCTAAATCTATACCTGGACGGAGAAAAAAGCCACTGGTAGCATTAGTTGTACCAGGTCTAGGAAAAGCTATATGACCAGTTCCATACATTATAACTTTAGGGCCACCAGCTGTAGATCTAAAATTAGAGAAAATAGCACCACTTCCTACAATACTTCCTCCGACATAGATTTTAGCTCCATTTGAAGATGACACGTAATTAGAAACAGCACTTCCTCCAAGTAATAAGGATCCTATAGGGAAAGGGCGAGTAGTTTCTGACTCTGCAGGATCTTGAAGAGTTATATTTTTTCTTAGATATATATCACTAGATATAATAAACCCAGGAGGAGCTCCAACTCCATTTCCACCTAGATTATTTAAACGTAAAGCATTCCATATATTTGTAGTGCTTCCACTCATGTGAAGATTCCATGTTCCACTATTTGTTCCTCCTTCAAATGATAAATATGAAGCGGTAGTACATAAAATAGTAGCATTAGCATTAACATGTAAAGAACGAGATGTAAGAGGTAATAGATTATTTGCTGAGGTTAGAAATAATCCACTTCCTAAGGTTTGATAAGTAGAACCTAAAGATCCTGTTAATCTAAATGTACTACCTGATGCTATAGTTATATCACATCCTAGTCTTGTTGAAGATTCCCATGAAACTGAACCTGAGATTACTAAGAGAGGGATTGGGGTCTCAGTAGCTGCAGCATAATAATTTTGATTTCCTGTAACTAAAGCAGTTTCATTAGTTTTACTTCTTAAAATAAATTGAGCATTAGGAGCAAAACCCCAACTTGCTGCTTGATTTGTAGATACAAAATTTAAATTATTTGCAATGATACTACCTGAAAAATTTGCAGAAAATCCTATTCCACCCCCTCCTAATCCATAATTAAGAGCTAATTTATATATTTCAACATTAGCACTTGAAGAAATACTTTTATTTGAAACTCCTGTGGTTTGGACTCCTGCTAATGTTAACCACCCACTTCCAGTAAATGTTGGAGTACCATTAATGGTAATACCGGTATTTGGAGGGGCAGAACCTGTAGCTCCTACTGTTAAATTTGCATCTAATGTAATAAGTCGATTATATCCAGAGTTTATAGTAAGTGTTCTACAAACAGAAGGTGTGGTTACAAAACAAGGATTAGCACTATCAGGAAATATCACATCATCTCCTAAACCTGGTATGCTTGCTAAATCCCAATTACTTCCAGTATTCCAATTTGGTGGACTTCCTCCTCCTATCCAAGTATATGTTGCCATTTATATTAAAACTATTTGTTAAATTTATGATTTGATATATTTAATTGTTACTGTAGCTCGTGTAATGGTTGTAGGAGCAGAAGGAACTCTAAAAGTAATTATATTTCTATCTGTAAATGGGATTGAAAGATTCCCAGATGAAATACGACTATTAGATGCTAATTGAAGATTTTGTGCTGAACTTGAAACTCCAGCTGCAAATTGAGTAAATGAACTTGTATGTAAAGTTATAGTAAAAGCTGTTCCTTGAATTTGATCTACAGCTATAACCCAATTAGTAATAGTACCACTACATGGCATTGCTAAATATCCTTTTTCACCTGTAGAAAATGTTGCTCCATTTCCATCTATTGTAACTCCAAAACTACCACTACTAAGTTGAGGACTTGTAATAGCGTTTGAAGATGTGTAATATAATTGTCCTGAGGATGTGTTTAATGTTAATACCTGGATGTATGAAAGTGAAGAGGCATTTAGTGTAGGAAATTTAATACTGCTTGAGACTGAAAATTCAGATCCTGAAAATGCTAGGGTTAAACTAGTATAGTCGTATTTTAAATTATTTACAGATCCACTAAAAGTAGAACCGCTATTAAATTGAATTGCTTTATCTGTACCTCCAGGTGTTCCTGAACCTCCTCCACCAATTGCTGAGGATGCTGTAAAGAATATTTGACCAGATTGGGTATTATATGTTAAAACATGTCCTGAACCTCCACCAACTGTGGAGCCACTTGTATAAATAGAACCAGAAAATGTTAATTTATCTGCGGCATAGTCATATGTAAATTTGCCAGATCCGCTAAATTTTGAACCACTATTAAATTGGATTTGAGTATTTGCACCTCCTGGTGTTCCTGTTCCTCCTGATCCTGTATCTACTGTAATAGGGAATGTTGATCCATTTCCTTTAGTAAATGTGATTGTGTTTGAGGAAACTGAAGCTGTATAGATGTTGTTTGATGCCCAACTTGCTGTTCCTAAAAATGAACCTGTAAATCCACTTTGACCAGGAGTAATTGCGTTAGTACTACCTGAAATAGTATTTGCAACTGCTATGGATTCATTTATTTTGGTTCTTGCTACTGAACCGGAATCGAGGTTGCTTAAATTTGATATAGCCATTTTTTATTATAAATATTTTAAGTATTTGGAATATTGTTTATATCATTAACTATTTGTTCAGATACTGTTACTCTAACAATATCAGGAATTTGTTTTAGTGCTGTAGTATCTTTTTGGATTGTATCAGGAATAATATACCCATTTAATTTAATAGAAAATGTACTACTAACTGTTCTTTCTTCCTTATCTGCTAGTTCGTTTTTAATAGCAAACGAATCAATCATTGCTCTAAACTGAAAACGTGATGGATCGCCCCAATATGAATCAGATGCATATTCAATTGCTTCAATGATTTTATTTAACTGATCCATGTAATAAGTATTGATAGCAC